GCTTCTGTTGCCTTCAACGATGGCAATCAGGAATTCTACCTGCTGGGTGGCGGCGGTTTCGCTGATAGCGTGATTACTACCAGCCAAGCTACTGCCTCGATCACTTCCTACTTCCAGAAGGATGTTGACGGCACCGTGTTCCTGCCGAACAGCTTTGATGAAGCTTTCCAAGTGGTAAGCGCTAGCCGTTACGACAAGAACCACGAAGTCTACGTGGAGATTAACAAGCAGCTTGGCGCCTCTGGCAACACTTACTACTATGATCGCGTGGCCTTTGTTGCTTGCGTGATGAACTACAACGAGAGCTATCCTGCTGATAACCTCGTGGAAGTGACGTTTGATCTGACCAGCCGTGGTCGCATTGGTATCCACCAGAATGCTTCGGAGACTGGTAGCATCATCCCGACTGCTCCTAACTCCTGATTTTTCCATTGAATCTTCGCTAGCCTGTCTCCTATGGGGGCAGGCTTTTTAATGAACATTTCTCAGCTTCGCGATACGATTACTACGCTTCTTTCTGCGGCGCCCAACTTGATTGGCACTTATACGCTGCCCAATAACTCAACGATTCCTGCCGTGTATGTAGTGGGAAGGCAAAGCGTGCCAAAGGAATGGAAAGTGAAAGGCTTGGAAGTGACCATGCGAGAGTTTCCAGATCGACTTCCTCGCGCGATGGTGGGCATGGTGCAAGTGAATCAACTATGGGAAGTGAGGCTTGCACAATTCACGCCTAACAGCACCACGTTGAGTGATGCGATGGAAAGAATGGTCAGACGGTTTCCCGATTCCACGCCATCGTACTTTCCTGGCGATGACATTGCTTATGAGCAATGCAAGTTTATTGTCCCTGATCGCATCGTCAAGCAGTTGTATCCAGCAATCTAATGGCAGCGATTATCACTGGCGGCAACCTCGTCAATCCTGAAGATATTGTCAATAAACTTGCCAAGGCTTTTGAAACTTGGACTCGCTTTGACGTGAATGATCATTTCCGAGACGAGTTTCTTGATGAGAAGTGGGACTATGGCAGGGACACCAAAAGAAAGAACGGAACGTTCATTCCGGCTGGTCAGCGCGACATTTACGATTTAGGAGAGCTTTACAAGAGCGGAAGAGATAGCTTTGACATCTCCTTGTCACCATCTAACGCTGAAGCAAGCTGGAACTGGGATGCTACGAATAGCAGTGGTCAGCCTTATGCTCGTTATGTTCATGATGCGTTAAGAGGGACAAGCGTGCCATACGCAAGACCGTGGACTCAAGACGTTGCCATTCCAAGCCGATTTGAACAAAGCATGGTAAAACGACAACTTCTGGCCCGCATTCGCACGGCAATGGGCAAATGAAGATTGACTATTTATGGAGCGCAGACAACACTGTTCATGCCATTAATTGCTTAGTTGATGGCACCGCCTTGGAAGTGGGCATTCTTTGCCTTGTTTCCTGTAGGGAAACGACCATTAGAATTGGCAACGACAATCATTCAATGTTGGTTGAAGTGCCACCAGAATTTCGTTCTTCTCATGAGCGAGTGAAGGTGTTCAACGCATTGCTTAACATTCTTGATCATGAGCAAATACAGCTTTCTGGTTCAGACCAAAACTGAAGGTTATTTTGAGCTGCTGCCTGAAATTCGCCTGAAGAAATATGGCAGTTGGCTGGTCGCCGAATCCATTGAACAGGAGGAAATCAGCAAGCTGCAAAGCCAGGCCACTATTCGTGCCGTTCAACTTGCCAAGCGCATTGCTGCATCGCGCGAGATCCCTCTCGATGAGGCTTTCGCGCTTCTGCAAGGCGGTGGTTCCATCACTGAAGCCGAACTGCTTTCTGAGTTCACTGAAGAGACTCTGAGCATGATCACAAGCGGCTCGTCGGTGGAAGCCACCAATGCTCGGATGGTCACTGCTTTCATTCGTTCTCGCGGGCAGGGTCTCATTGATGGTGAATGGCAAGATCTTGGTGATTGGGAAATTGAAGACACCAAAAACCTGCCGCGCAAAGCCATTGCGAAAGTAGTGGAATTTATTGCTGAAGAGCAGAATGCTGAGACACAGGAGGCTGTAGAAGCAAAAAAAGCGACGAAGAGGAATGGTCCTCAGTAGCAGAAAAGCTTGAAGCGCAAGCAAGGAAGCAGCTTAAGAGCCTGACGGATTGGAACGAAATCTACTTCAGGCTCTCAGCTTCTGACTTTAAAGACGAGCGATGGAGCGCCAATAATTTTGGCCTCCAGAAGCTTGATGACGTTAAGCGTGCGCTTAAATATTTAGACAGACATGACGTTGCAAAATACAACGTCAGCAGCGTTGCCGTTGCCAAACTTGGTACTATGGCAGCAGGAATGATGGCGGGCAAGAAGAGTAAGGTGAAGCCTGAGGACTTTCTGCCGTTTGATGCCAAGCAGCTCAAGAAGGAAGATGGCGTGACAGACGCTAGTTTGATTGTACTTCAGCGTTTGATGAAAACGAGGAGGATGGACGGAAGAGTGATTGCGTTGCTTGCTGATGAGCTAAAGGCTTTTGCTGGGCGCAATCAGGAACAATGATTATAGAATGAAGAGAACGTAGGCATATAGGCAAATGGCTCAAGACGCCGAATTGAAGCTGAAGGTAAGTCTTGATCTTGCGTTTTTTAGGCAGAAATTAGCAGAGGCTGGCACGCAACTTGCCGGGCAACCTCTGCAGCTCAATGTTCAGTTCAACAAGAAAAACATTGCAGACCAATATCGTCTTCTTGACAGGTATGTTCGCGGCAAGAAATTTAACGTTGAACTGAATCTTGTCGGCGGATTAACTAAGAATGAGTTTGAAAAAATTAAGGGAAGACTTGATGACTTGCGAAGCCTTCGCAAAGTAGAGATTCCGATTGGCATCAAGAATGGCGCCACTGGTCAGGACATAAATAAAACGGTTGCGTCTATCAAGGAAAGAATTGCTGGTAACCAGCAAATTAAACAAGGTGGCGGAAAGCTTCGTATTGAGACGAGCATTAAGCCTTCCGTTACAAACGAAGATATTGCGAATCTCAAAAAGGCAGCAAAAGACAAGCTCAGTAAAATTGGCGCACTGGAAATTGCGACCAAACTAGAAGTGCCTAAAGCAGAAGATCTATTGAAAGGTCTTCAAAAGAATTTTAACAGGCAAAAGCCTTTGCTTGCCAAGACAAGCATTAAACCCTCCATTTTGCGAGCTGACGTTCAATCCTTTAAGAAAGCGGTGGAGGAAAAGCTTTCGGGAATCACCGTCAAAATTAATGCGGAAATTGGCACCATTGGCGGAGGAAAAACAAAAGCTCAAATCGAAAAAGAAGCACTGGCTGGATGGGAGCGCATTCAGCAAATGGGCGCAGAGCGCATGGGAGGAGTTTCAGAATCCGCGCGAAGAGAAAGTCTTCGTCAGTCTCTTGGCGGGAGAGATATTGGAGAACTGAAAGGAATTGGCGCACAATTAGGGGTGGAAGGCGTTGGACGATTCAGGAACACTCAAAACTTAATTGAGAAGATTGTTTCAGAAGCCTCCATTGAGATGATCACGAAATATCTTGATCCTCAAGCTGTGATGCGCAATCCAGACAGAAGCGGGCTTAATAAAGTTCTTGACACTTTTGCTCGCGCCTTTTTCCGTTCCTTCATGAGCGAAGAGCAGATAAGGAAAGAAGTCTCTCAGATGCGCGAAGCACAGGCGCCAAAGATACAGCCACCTCTTCCTCAGGTGGCTGGACTACTGCCTAGTGTCACTCAAAAAACTTCTATTGCGCAGGGCACGGAAGCAATCATTCAACAATTAATTAGCCAGCAAACAGGGGGTGAAGCCGGCGTATTAGTTGATACCAAGCGTATTTACGCTGCTTTGCAGAAAAATATTGAAGACTTCCTACGCCGCACATTTACTGTAATCGAAGTGGATGTGACTCAGACGACCATGGGAATCAAAGACGCCATGGGAGCGTTCGCCTACTTAGCTCAAGCATTGCAAGATGCTGAGAGTAGAGCAGTAAAAGCAAAAATTGGAGATGCAGTT